AACAGAGTGGACAGCACATCAGCAACGATGTAAAAAGAAGAAAATAAAGTAAACGCAAACGACTCACAGTTCGCATTAGCAGCCTAAACACTGCTTAGGGTTTCGGTTAGTTTCCTCGTAACAGAATAACTAACCAATAATTAATAACAAGGAGTTTCATTTTGAAAAAATTAGCAATCGCAACTTTGGTTTTAGCATCTTTGAGTGCTATGGCAGCCGATAGTTTTACAGTAGAAGGTCAGCACATCAATAACGCAGGTGCTGCAGCTCAACAACAATATGTTTTGGGTGTGAAGAAAGAATTCAGCGGTTTCGCTGGAGATTTGGCAGTTTCTAATGCACAAACTGAAGGCACAAATGCTTTGAGTACACGCTTAGAAGCAGGCGCAACAGTAGTCGGTCCAGTTGGATTGTATGCTCGTGCTGCTGTTGGTCAAAAGTATTCCAACACAACCGATTTTACATATTACTCAATTGAGCCAGGTATCGCAGCTGCTGTTCCAGGTCTTTCTGGTGTAACAGCTAAAGTTGGTTATCGTTTCCGTTCTGCTTTTGATAGCACACAAAACAATGACCAAACTAATACGATGCGTTATGCCTTGTCTTATGCTTTGAATGCTAAAGATTCAGTTGCATTGAAGTATGACCGTGTTAAAGGTGATAGCAATCAAAAGGTTGTTTCTGTAGCATATACAGTAGGATTTTAATGTTCAGAGTTTGGTGAGTTCTCAATAAAAACTCCCACTTTTATTTTGGAGAAAATGTGAAAGTATACAAAAGTAATTATCGTCATCATTGGATTTCTCCATACAAAATATTGGAGAAAGTTTTCTTTTGGCGTGAGATTGATTATGATGAGCCAAAGATTGAGAAATGGGCTGACCGTTTGGAACCTTTTTCTAAGGCATATCAGTCTGTTATGGATTTCATTCATCCAAAAATTGATTATGTGAAGATTGACCGTTATGATACATGGTCAATGGATCATACATTGGCTGATATCATTCTGCCTATGTTGAAACAGATAAAAGAAAATAAACACGGTTCACCTCATGTTGATGATGAAGATGTGCCAATGGAATTACAATCTTGGACTTCACCAGCTAAAGATGAATATGATGTTGATGGTCATCATTTTGCTCGTTGGGATTATGTATTGAATGAAATGATTTTTGCTTTTGATTCAAAAGTAAATGATGGCTGGCAAGAAAAGTTTTATTCAGGTATTATGGATATGAAAAGTGTACCATGTGAATGGGATGCTGACGGCAAACCAACTTTGTATACTTTCGAAAAAGGACCAAATCATACACACGAATTCGACTATGAAGGTATGCAAGTGGTACAAAAACGAATCACTAATGGTTTTCGTTTATTTGGTAAATACTATGAAGGATTGTGGGATTAATATGGAAGATGGTATCGAATCTATTGCATATGAAGTGGATGAATTCATTTCAACAATGATTACAAAATATAAAATAGACCCACTAATATTAGGCTCTGTATGTTTAGCTAGATTAGTATTAATTAATGAATATGTTGGTTCAGGTGGTGATTTTAGAAAATTAGCAGCTAACATACCGACAAGAGAAGTAAATAAAGAACCTATGCATTGATGTGGAAATTGTGGGCTAAAGCATTAGGTGAGAAAGCATCATCGGATAATAAAGAAGCCGATAAGATAGCAATCATTCGCACCATAATTGTTTTGATTTATATTATAACCAATTTTTTCATTATCGCCGGTGTTTTGCGACATTGGAATGACTAAATACCTATACTACCAAAAACACACAGGTAGTATAACACACACAGGAGAAAACTATGTCAAATATGACACCTTTTGAGATACGCCTTGAACTTTTAAAAATGGCTCAAGGAATGCTATCAGACGATTATTATGGAAAGCGTGAGCAAATCAGTAATGATTGGCAAATGCAATGTGAATCTTCAAAAATCAAAGGCGAAACACCGCCTCCACACCCTGGCTTCCCAGCCTATCCCTCAGAGTCAGATATTATAGCCAAAGCACAAGTGCTTAATGGTTTTGTATCTAATGTTTCTTCACCAGAAACACCAAAAGTTACTGTTAAGAAAACAGCTTCTTAAATGAGGAGAGTGGGACTTTGCGTCCCACTTCTAACACACACAAGGAGAAAAATGCGAAGTAAACCTATACTTTTAAGTTTATTTTTTTCAACGATAATTCTAACATTATCATATGCGAATGTTGACACATATAATATACTGCCAATTAAATCAACATACAATAATTTAACCGCAGATGCTCAAAAACAAGTAACATGTTTAGCAGAAAACATCTACTTTGAAGCCGCCCATGAACCAGTAGATGGACAAAAAGCAGTTGCATTTGTCACTTTGAATAGATTACAATCTGGATATGCCAATAGTATTTGTGAAGTGGTTCAACAAAAAACTGGACATACTTGCCAGTTTTCATGGTATTGTGATACCACATTTACCTCTAGGCGCTTGACAATCAAGCAGACTTCATTGTATAATGACATTCTAGAGCTATCAACAAATCTATTTTTAAATTTTGAAAGAATGAGTGATGTGACTAATGGGGCAACCTATTATCATGCTGATTATGTTAACCCCAAATGGACAAGACTACAAAAGGAGAAACAAATTGGCAGACATATTTTCTACAAAAGCAAAATCGACCAAATTGACCGAAACAAAGGAATCATATAATATGAATAAAGATATTCTAACTCTTGCTGCTTCGGCAGTAATTGTATTATTTGCCGCAATAATCGGTATAACCGTGTATAATATCAATGATAGAAACAATATGGCGAAGAACATCGAAGCGGCAATCGCTAAAGGTGTTGACCCATTATCCGTGAAGTGTGCATATGAAACAAATGCTAATCCAATTTGTATCACATACGCAGCTACAACCAAGAAGTAATTTTAGGAGTATATTATGGCTATTCAGCAAGTGAGTGTTAATCAAATTTCAAACCCAGCAGACCGTGAAAAATTATTGAAGGTCATTCGTGAGGTGTCCGATTCAATGGCACGGGCTCAGGGTGAGAAAGAATATATTCGTGAAGCTATTGCGGATATCAGTAAACAGTTACAACTACCTAAAAAGATTGTAGCTAAAATGGCGAAGGTCTATTTTAAACAGAACTATGATGAAGAAGTTGCTGTGCAAGACCAATTTGAAACTCTTTATGAAACGATTGTGAAATGAAATATATTTTTAAACAAGTAGATAATATCTCTGGACATAATGCAGAGACTACAATTGAATTTAGTGCAGATACCCTATCAACTATCTTAGAACATTTTGAAATGTTTATTCGTGGTTCAGGTTTTCATCCAACAGGCACATTAGAATTTGTGGATTATGAAGACCCATACACCACACCAAAATTTGAATGTGCTGAAGAAAATTATGAAGATGATTTAAGCGAAGATGAAGATGAAGCAGAAGAAGAGTGGCCTTTTCCTAAAGAAAGACCAACTGAAGGCAGTAACGAAGTGCCATGGCCTGGTGTTGCACCATCTGTATCAGCACAATATACAATAAAAGATTCTAATGCCAACTAAAGAAGAAATGGCGAAATTTGCCAAAGAGATTGATAAGATAGTTTCTGAAACTGATTACAATCATATTGAGGCGATAACTATCTATTGTAATCAAACTGGATTAGAGATTGAGGTTGCGGCTACATTAGTAAATCCAAATCTCAAATCAAAGATTCAGATTGATGCAATGGATAATAATATGTTAAAAGAAAAAGGTTCTCGTTTACCAATATGATATCTGGATATGAAGCATTTGGACTCTATCAGGCTCTAAAACTTCACTTCACAACTGACTCATATGATTACTTCAAATATAATGGCAAGACTAGTATTAGCGTGACATCCTTTGAGAATCGTAAAGACAAATATCACTTCTACAAATTATCTCGAAAATATACCAACAAAGAAGATTTAATTAATTTCATTGTTGCAAATTTGATAGAGGATGAAAAGTCTTGGGTTGGTGTTTTGTTGCAAGAGGAGGCTGACATAATTTATCGTAAGAGACAAAAGGTAATACAATCACTATCATATACATTTGAAAATGACTGTATACTTATTTTTGAAGACTGTATACTTAATCCAAATGAAGTATTAAAAACTGATGGTGATTACCCAGTATTACTCACTAAAGCCTTACGAAAAGAAATTCAAATTGAAACATTGTGTATACTCAATCAAATTCTTGGGTTTATTCCAATGTGGACAAATAAAATCAATGACACAATTCGGTGGCCAGAATACAGGCGAAAGTGCATCAAGTATGCCTCTTTTCTACCACAAGATATAGTAAAATACAAACTAATTTTAAAAAAGGTGATTAAAAATGGCAGTTTGGTCAATTAAACCGGAATGGAAGAAATCGATTATTGAGAGACAAATCTGGACAAAAGAAGGTGTCGCAGGTTATATCTCACACGAAATTGGTTGGCGATGGGGTGAATTTCATGTCACGACCGAGAATGATACTCCGCCAGATTTAGTGGCAGGTGTTGATATCTACAATTGTGACTATGAATGTGAACTGGTATCATTAGACGATGGATGCTGGGAAGAATCAGATATTGATGTTCAAGATGAAACACTAAGGAATGAACTTGAAACTTTCCTTGAAGAGAACTCCGTCTTTGACCTAGAAGAATTAGGCTGGACACTTGATGATACAGAGATGACCATTGATTGTGATATGATAATTGAAATGATTGAACCAACTAATGATGTTGATTCAGCGAAAGAACAGGACGCTACTAAAGAGTGGCCTAATTAAATATAAGTTTTCTCCTTGGAGAGAACATATATACTGATATATTATGATAATGTGGATAAGAAACTATACTAACATACAATTTATACAAGGAAAATATATATGAATTCATTTGCTAACCTAAAGCGCAATCGTAGTGACATTAACAAGCTCACAAAAGCGATTGAAGCAACCTCTCAACCTGCTGAAGCAGGATCCAAAGATGACACACGATTCTGGCAACCAGAAGTAGATAAAGCAGGTAATGGCATGGCCGTTATTCGTTTTCTCCCAGCTCCTGCTGTTGACGGTGATGATGCTCTTCCTTGGGTTCGTACATTCAGTCATGGTTTTCAGGGACCTGGTGGTTGGTTCATTGATAACTGTCTCACAACTCTTAATGAGAAGTGTCCAGTTTGTGAACACAATAGCACACTATGGAATTCTGGTATTGAAGCCAACAAAGAAATTGCCCGTAAACAAAAACGCAAGTTAAGTTATGTTGCAAATATTCTGGTTATATCAGACCCAAGTAATCCATCTAATGAAGGCGAAATCAAACTGTATAAGTTTGGTAAGAAAATCTTTGATAAGATTACTGAAGCAATGAACCCTGAGTTTGCGGATGAGACACCTGTCAATCCATTTGACTTATGGGAAGGTGCTAACTTCAAGTTGAAGATTCGTAATGTTGAAGGCTATCGCAATTACGATAAGTCCGAGTTTGCTGATAAATCGGCACTCTTAGATGGTGATGATGCTAAACTGGAAGAATTGTGGAAGAAAGAATTCTCTTTGAAGGAATTCACAGAGAAGAAACAATTCAAACCTTATGACCAACTCAAGTCTCGCCTTGACAAAGTTCTAGGTTTTGAAGGTGCAATATCTTCTATTAAAGCTGAAGATGTTGTATTGAGAAACTTTACTGATGATGAAGTCAAGATTCTTGATAAAGCAGTCGTTGAAGATGATTTAGATTACTTTAAATCTCTCGCAGAAAAATAAACTTTCCTTAAAAGTTTAAACCCCGCCTTGTGCGGGGTTTTTTGTTTATAGAGCCTGAGTACGAACAAGGTTACTATAAAAATCACTATGATAAGGTGTTGATTTAGAAGTGGATACAACTTGATTCATTCCACTTCCACTAGAAGAACCAGATGTTTTCGGACCACCTATTACTGACAATATATCTGCCATATCAGCTGATGAGAATACAGGTTTACTTGCTGCAGCGGACTCTTTAGCTGCACTTGCTGTAGCTACAGCTG